CGAATGATTATTATTACCTGATCGAGCCGGAACTGAACGCCAAGGCGGCGCAATACAAGTACGACACAATCAGCGCGATGGACGAAGGGTTCGGCAAGAACTTCGCGCGGTTTGGGACGGCGGTAGGCGACGGTGCGGAAACGTTTATCAACAGCATAGGACAGATCGCGGATGTGGCACGTGGCGATACGCGCGGACGTGAGGCTGGGCTGAATACGCAGGCGGGCGCGAAGCTGTATGAGGATTTGGACGAGGGCGGCAAAACGGCGTACGACTTTGTGAAAGGCAGTACGGCGGCGCTTCCGTCAATCGCCGCAAGTGTGGTAAATCCGGTTCTGGGCGCGGTGGTGATGGGTGCTACAAGCGGAGGCGAGGCTGTGAACCACGCGCTGAAGGAAGGGAAAAAGGTAGACGAAGCAGTTTCGTACGGGATCATGACGGGCGTGTTTGACGCGGCGGCACAATTCGCGATGACAGCGATTCCCCGGCTCCCGGGGGTACAGCGGATGATGGCAGCGGCGGCGGACAAAGTGGACGATGTGCTGCGGCGGTTTACGGGAAGCGTGAAAGGGCGGCGGATATTGAGCACGGCGGTGCGGCAGGCGAAGGCGGAAAGCGGGAGCGTGAGCGTGGAAGGGCTACAGAAGTATTTACAGCCGGCTCTCGATAAGCTGGACGACGCGGGAACGCTGACGGCGGAAAAGCTGTATGGGGAGATACGCGAACAGGTCACGGGAGCGGCGCTGCGGACGAACAAGACAATGCAGGGGGCGCAGGAGCTGATCGGCAAAAGCGTGGCGTTTGACAAGGTTACGGGGCGGTTTGGATTGTCAAGGCCCACGGCGGCGGTCATGCCTAAGCCCAGCGCAGCAAAGCACACGCAGCCAAGTGGCGGCGGCGCTTGTGACGGGCAAAGCGCCGGAGGGGGTGCAGATACAGCTATTGCTTTCATCAAACCCGGTCGTGGCGCGTGCGCAGCTAGCGGTGATGAAGACGAAGGGCAAACTTAGCAAGCTGCTTTACGGCACGCCGCAGACAGAGCTTGTCACGCCGGAGGGGGTGCGGATGCCTGCGGAGGTGACGGGAACGGACGACGGGCTTGTATATGAGAAGAACGGCGAAAACAACGGCAATACTGGCGGTGGCGTAAATAGCGAGGGGAGTGGTATAATAGGGGAACAGGAGATAAGAGACAGGATTGCTTCGGACGAGTTCCCGAAAACGATTCGCACAGGACAGCAGAACAAACATATTGAGGGAACGCACGAGTATGATCAATATGTTCAGGCATTTGCGGAGAGAGGACAATACGGTCCAAGCAGGCTGACGATTTCGGAAGATGAAGCTTTGAAATTGGTGAAACAGTATGCGGGAACAGGAATCATTAGGACTAAAAAAGGAATATGGGACAATAATGAAATTATTACGACAAATAATAAAGTGATTGGAGTTGTAGTAAATAATTTGACAGGTAAAGAGATGCCAACAACGATCTTTAAAATCCATTATAGCAAAGATGGAATCCATATTGTTCCGGATTATCCAAGTAAGAAAGGGTGATAGCAATGAAAAAATTGTGGGAGTATTTGTATAAAAAAGTAAAAATCAAGACGCAAGATGGTCGTGTTTTAAGTGGAGATGTTGTATCTGTGACAAGTGGTGTAGAAACGGAATCAGGTTATGATGAGATGGATATTGATTATGGTATATATCGAGAAGTTGTAGATGAAAGCGAAATCAAATCTATTGAAGTCTTAGATGAATAAAAAACTTATCTTTTGAAAAGGAAGCGCCGCGTGTGCTTCCTTTTTCTTACCCATCCGTCCCGTGTCCGCAAATGTCCGGGTGATGTCCGACATTGTCAGGCCCGGGCGTGGTATGATGGTAAATCAGGGGAAGCACAAGCTTGTGCTTCTTTTTTTATACCAAAAAAACAAGGAGGAACGAAAGATGAACGAGGATATTTGCAAGCATTGCGGATGCAGCCTGCACGTGACGGGGAGCAAAAATGTCGTGAAGTTCGACGATACGCCCGAGCGGCAGACGGAGCTTTACGCCGTACTTACGCTGGAGTGCGAAAACCCGCAGTGCGCGGCCTACAACAAGACGGTGGAAATGCCGATCAGGCAGGAAGTGGAAAGCGACAAGAAAACGGAATCGGGCGGCAACGCTTGATCATAAAAAAATTACGAAAGGAAATCGTAAATGATGGAAGACGAAATGATGATGGCGGAAGAAACGCCGGAAACACAAGCGGCAGAAATGTCGGAAGAGGAATGTGCCGATTTTATGGAAGCCTTTGAAGAAGCGGACGAACAGCCGGAAGACACGGACGAACCAGAGGACGCGGACGAAGGGCGGGAAGGGGCGCAGGAGGCAGGCGAAACGCAGGAAACGCCTAAGATACTGATCGGCGATACGGAGATGACGCCACAGGAGATCGAGCAGATACTCGACCGTGCGCAGTCTGCGCCGGAACGGTCGGTCGTCCAAAAACTCGCGGAACAGTGCGGGATGACGACGGAGGAGTTTTTGGTGCGGGCGGACGACCTCTTCGACGAGAGCAGGATCAGCGCGCGCGAACGGCAATTGCTTGCACAGGAATACGACCCGGGCATGGCGCGGCACATCGCGCAGCTCGAGGTGGAAAATGCGCGGTACAAGAACACGCCGGGGGAAATGGACAGGGCGCAGCAAAAGAAAATGGAAGAACAGGTGCGCAAAAATGTGCAGGAGTTCAGCGCCATGTTTCCCGACGTATACGAGATACCGCCGGAGGTATACGAGGATGTTGCAAAAACGGGGGCTACGCCGGTGGTGGCGTACCAAAGATATCTGATCTCGCAGAAGGACAGGGAGCTTGCGCGCATGAGGCAGGAACAGAAGAACAGGGAAAGCACGCCGGGCAGCGTCCGCACGCGCGGCATGGAGGTGGAAGACCCGTTCCTCGTGGAACTGATGAAGTAAAGAAGAAAAATGAGGCCCCCGGCAAAGCCCAATGAAGCGAAGCGGAATGGGTTTGTTGGGGAAAAGGAGGAAGCGCCTGAAAGAGGAAAAAGGCGGCTTCCGACGCGAAAGGAGAATAAAAAACGATGGCAGTAAATTTAGCACACAAATACAGCAACAAAATGGCTGAAAAATTCACGAAAGAAAGTTATGTGGCGGGCAACGCCTCCACAGACTATGATTTCGCGGGCGTGAAATCGATCTCGATCTATACGCCGCAGACAGTTGATCTAAACGACTACAAGCGCGAAGGGCAGAACCGTTTCGGTACGCCGGGCGAGCTGCAGGATACGATCCAGGAGGTCGAGCTTTCACAGGACAAGGGCTTTTCCATCACCATTGACCGCGGCAACAACGAAGACCAGATGAAGGCGAAGAACGCGGCAAAAATGCTCAATGCGCAGATCAAAGAACAGGTGGTTCCGTTTATGGACAAATACACTTTAAGGCGCTGGGTAGAGCTTGCGGGTACGATCGAAGGTCTTAGCGCGGCGCCCACGCGCGACACGATCGTGGAAAAAATCTTCGACGGGGCAAAGGCGCTGGATAACGCGCTCGTGCCCGACCAGGACAGGATCCTTTACATCCCGACGACGTATTACAACATGCTGCGCCTTTCCAAGGAATTCCTCGCGGTGGATACTCTCGCGGAGAAGGCTCTTTCCAAGGGCTATGTGGGCATGATCGCGGATATGAAGGCGATCAAGGTTCCCGACGTATACTTCCCGGAGGGCGCGTATTTCCTGATCACTTTCAAAGGCTCGGTCTTAAATCCCAACAAGATCAAGACCATCCGCGTGCTGAGCGAGGTAGCGGGCATCGACGGCAACGTGCTGGAGGGCAGGAATTATTTCGACGCGTTCGTGCTGGGAGCAAAGGCAGGCGGCGTATATGCGGCGGTTGACGGTTCCAAGGTGCTGGCGGCGCCGAAGATCACGGTTTCTTCCGGCAGCGCGGCGATCACGGCGGTATCGGGCGTGACCTTCAAGTATACGCTGGACGGCAGCGACCCGCGCTATTCCAAATCCGCCAAGCTGTATACGGCGGCGGTAACGCTGGAAGCGGGACAGACGATCAGGGCGTTCGCGGAAAAGGCGGGCAGCTACAGGAGCGGCGTCGCGGAAGCGAAAAACGCGTAAGAAAAGCGAGAAACGAAAAAAAGAGCGCCCTGGGGCGGGAACGACCGCCCAAAAGGTTCGCCTCCGCCTTAAAGCGGAGGCGGACTAATAGGGCGTAAAGCGACGCGAAAGGGAGGAAATAAAATGGCGGTAACGCAGCAAACGATGACGGTGGGAGGACTGCTGAAAAGGGCGATGTCGCTGATGGGCGAGGAAGGAAAATACGAGAGCGGATACGCGCCGTTTGTAGCGGATATTGTGAACCAGCTTTTAGCGGACTGCTTTGACATCAACAACTCGATCCGCGAAAACGCAGGCAAAACGCCGCTGGCGTCTGTCCCGTACGTTACAAAAACGGAAGATGAGTTGCCTTATGAGTATGAAACGCTGGCAAGCATCATGGTATATGGGCTTGCGTACTGGCTTTTGTTCCAGGACGACGAAAACGACAAGGCAAATGCGTGCAACATGATGTATGAGCAAAACAAGATACGCTTTACCAAGGCGGCGTACGCCGACGTTGCGGATAACTATTGAGGTGGCGCGATGGGAAGAATATTGCCGAGCGGATCGGCGACAAAAAAAATGGAACTGGCAAATTTTCGTGGCGTGGACTTCAATTCGGAGCTGGGCGCGGTAGACCCGTCGAGGTCGCCGGATTGTGTGAACATGATCTCCGAACAGAGCGGACGGCCGGTCAAGCGGTTCGGGTATGAAAAGCTTTTACAGCTTCCGGGGAAGATCAACGGGATCTTCCGTTTGGTGCAAAAGGGCGTGGTAAAACGGTTGATCCATTGCGGGACAAAGCTTTTCCTGTGGAGGGACGACAACACGACGCAGGAACTGTACGCGGCGATGAACGACCAAAGGAGCACAGCTTACCAGATGAACAGCAAGCTGTGGATCCTCGACGGCAAGGCGCTGCTGCGCTACGACGGGACGAGCGTGGTCACCGCGCAGAGCGTTGCGTATGCGCCGACGACACGCGTCCGCTGCGCGCCCAGCGGCGGCGGGGAAAGTTACGAGCCGGTGAACCTTTTGTCAAGCACGCGCGTCAATGAATTTTTTGCGGACGGCAAGACGCAGGTGTTCCAGCTGGACGCGCCCAATATCGATAATGTGACCAAAGTGGAACAGCTCAATACGAACGGGGATTGGACGGCGGTCGGTTTTGCCGCATTGAGCCAGGACGATAAGAAAGCGGGCCGCGTAAAGCTGAACAGTATACCGCCTGAAAGCAGCACCGGCAGGGATAACGTACGCATTACATACACAAAAAGCGTGGCGGGAAACGCGGACAAGATCAACAAATGTACCACGGGCATCACGTGGGGGATCGGCGGCTTCAACCGCTTGTTTATCACGGGGAACCCGGACGCTGTGAACGTCGACTATTATTCGGAGATGACGACGGATACGCGTAACGCGCCGACCTATTTCCCGGACGTCGGATATTCCCTTGTGGGGCAGGACAATACAAGGATTATCGGTTATTTGCGCAGCGGGGAAAACCTTGCGATCTTAAAAGAGGACAACGACCAGGACGCGACGGTGTTTTTGCGCTCGGCGACGATGGACGAAAGCGCGCAGACGGTCATGTTCCCCACCAAAACAGGAATCGCGGGCGTGGGCGCGGTCTCGCCGTTTTGCTTGAAAGACCTGCGCGACGACCACATGTTTTTATCGGGGCAGGGCGTATTCGCCATCACGACAAACGCGGTCACATCCGAGCGCTACGCGCAGCCAAGGAGCGAGCTTGTAAACCGCAAGCTGACAAAGGAACCCAACCTTGCAAAGGCGGTGGCAACGGAACATGACGGGTACCTGTACGTCGCGGTGAATTCGCATGTGTATGTGGCGGACGCTTCGCAGCGGTCGTATGTTGGGAAAAACGGCGAACAATACCAATACGAATGGTATTACTGGGAAAACGTACCTGTGCGCTGCTGGTTCATCGAAAACGACAGGCTGCTGTTTGGCACGGACGACGGGTGCATCATGCGCTTTTACAATGCAAAACGCTCGGATTCTTACAGCGACGACGGGCAGCCGATCTATGCAAAATGGACGACGCCGGAGCTTGCGCTCGGCACGTATTCCAAGTATAAGACCATACGCCATGTATACACGAAGCTGAATCCGTACGCGCGTTCGAGCGTGAAGGTATATATGAAGGAAGACGGCGCGTTTATGCTGATCGATGACAAAACGGCGGATATCATGAGCTGGGAGGATATCGATTTTAACCGCTTCACGTTCAATACGAATACGGACGTCAACGTGATCCATACCAAGATCAAGGCGAAAAAAGTGGTGACCACACAGTTTAAGTTTGAAAACGGCGTCTTAAACGAGGCGTTTGGCTTGTATGGCGCGGTGGTCTATTACGACCTCAAGTCAAATGTGAAATAGGCACTTCAAAAGAAAAAGTGCGGCTGAAAGGAGCATAATACATGGCAATTCAGGATTTGAAATTCAAGGAAGGGGACTTTTCCGGCAAGGATGTGGAAAGCCTGCCGGACAACCCGTCCGTAGAGGGGATCAGCGCGGCGCAGCTAAAGGCGCGGTTCGATCATATCGCGAAAATGATGGTCGCGCTGGGAAAATACAATGAACTGGTCGACGCTTTGAGCGCGGAGGCGGGCGCGGGGGAAATCGGGACAGTCGCGATACCGGGCGTGTCCGGTGCGGATGTACAGGCAGTGCTAGAAAACCTCAAGGCTTTGGGCGACGCAAACAAGGCGGAGCTTCTGGAGCGCATTGAAGAGCGTATTCCCAAAGAGGACATCGTACAAATGCGCGGGCGGAGCGAAACGCAGGTGATGAGCCAGAAGGCGGTCACGGACGCGATCGACGCCGGAGGCGGCGGAGGCGGCGGGGGCGGGGAGTTTGAGCCGGTCGGCTGCATGAAGTTTTTTGCGGGCGAGACGCTGCCGGACGGGTACCTTTGGTGCGACGGGCAGAGCTATCCGGCGAACGGGGTATACAAGAAGCTTTTCGAGGCCGTCGGTACGCGGTATAACCAAAGCGGCGATGCGGAGGGCACCTTCCGCGTGCCGGACATGCGCGGGCGCGTGGGCGTCGGCAAAGACGCGGGGACGTTTGACGCGCTGGGAAAGACGGGGGGCGAAGAGACACAGAAATACGGATTGGAAAACGGTTATGCAAAAGTTTCTTTCCAATCATCAGGGAATCCGGTGGGGACAAGGATTCGTATGGGAAGAAAATCAATCGCGCAATCCGAATCGCCGCAAATGCAATTTGTTCTAAAACCAGATTCTTATACGGGCGAAACGGCAACGGCTTTTGATATGGCTACGCCTTTGGGCGGCACAACCGACGAAGATAATAATCTCCAGCCCTACCTTGTGTGTAACTATATCATTAAGTTTGACCGCAGCTACGAGGAAATCGGTGTGAGTGCACCGCCCGTGATTTGGGACTTTGCTGTTTCAGATTGGCAGGAACAAGAGGGCGGCGGGTATGTGCTTTCGATCCCCGAGAGCGAACACCGCCGGGGGCAGCATTGCGTGTTGACGGCGCTTTACGATACCACGGAAGCGGGTAAGCTCAAGGCCGTGCTGTTCGAGATGGAAAAGAACGAGGCGGGCGATATATGGGTCTATTCGGACAGCGCGTTTGCGGGCAAGGCGTACATCGACCGGGTATACATGGTGAGCGCGGGCCGCGTGCTGTCCGTCAACGGGCAAACGCCGGATATGGACGGGGACGTGGCGGTCACGGAGGTTGGGAACGCACAGAAGCTGGGCGGAAAAACGGAAAACCAGTTACAGGTGGCGCACGCGCAGGTAGCGGTGAGCGCGGACAAATTAAACGGGCAGTATCCAACGTATTACGCAAAGCAAGCCGACCTTAACGCGCTGGCCGCATTACCGGCTGTAAGAATGATCAACGAAATATCCACGCTGACCTATACGACCAATACCTGTTGGGACGACGGCAAAAACATCCATATCAATATTGCCTGTTATCATCCTAACGGGGTCAATATACCGTCCGGCGGATCGGTTGGGAATATAGCAAATGTTGCGCAAATACCAGACCGAAAATATGTTGCCCCGGCGAATGCGGATGCCGGTACATCAGACGCTATATCTTGCATGGCCAGCATATCCACGGACGGCATCATCTATGTGAATACCGGGGGGAGCGTACCAGTACAGGCGCTGCAATTCCACTTGGTATATCCAAAACATAATTAGGAGGAAACGCTATGAGTATCAAAACGACAAAACCGGTGGAGGACGCGGCGAAGCTGGGCGGGAAGCTGCCGGCATATTATGCAACGAAAACAGAAATAGAAGCAAAAATCCCATTGACACGCTTGAACGAAACGCCGAGCGGGACGATAAGCGCTTTAAGCGGGAATGCCTATCTTGCATCATGGCAACGCCGTAACGGATGGGTAAGATTAGCTGCATATGTCAGTGGCGCGTCTGTGGCAAATAATACCCAGTGGCTACAGATTGTCGGGAACGGCTTGCCATTTGCGGGGTCAGGCTGCGGATTATGTACGCTTGCAGGCGGAGGAACCGCTATGGCATTGATC